TCGCACAACTTCTTGGAACTCACGGGCGGCTTTAACATACTCAACTTCACTCTGAGCCAACTTCATGCGAAGTTTGGCCGCTGTGGCTTTTGAGCCTTCTTTCTCAGAGATAGCGCCGCCACCTTTGAGTGCCTCAAACGCTGACAAAAACGCGGCGCCTTCGATTTGATCTTGATAAGATTGAAAATCGGATGCGTCTGTGCCGGGGATAAATCGGAAGCCAGGCTTCCATGTGGCGCCCACGGCGTCTTGGAAACCTTTGTGCGGCGCAGTAGCAGGCTGAATAACTTTACCGCTGGCGTCTTTAACTTCCTGCCTGCCAACCATGTCATCAACGGCGTTAACCGCTATCATGGCGTTTGTAATAACGCCCGGCAACGCTTGTTGCGCGGCCACAGTGCCTTTGGCAATTGCCTCGCCTGTGGCTCTGGCGCCGGCCATAGTTTGCTGGAACACGGGGTCTTGTTTCTGCTTGGCGTCTTGTTCCAAGACAGCCACGCGCCGGCCTTCCAAACCAATTCGCTGGCCTTCTTGTTTGATGCGGATGGCCGAATCTTTGGCTTCGCGCTCTTGCGCTGGCGTCATGGTAACTGTACCAACGCTGCCCTCTACTGGCGTTGCCGCGCCACCAAAAGCTGGGGTACTTAGCAGCCGAACAGTGCCGCCAAGAGTTTGCGGTGTTACGGTTGGCTTCAACTCGCTTGGGCTTGCGCCTGCTTGCGAAAGAATACGCACACGGTCAGCAGCGGGCAACGCCAACAATTGATCAACGGTGCCTTTAACTTGCTCCGGCGTGTACAACCCTTGCAGCACCGCGTCTTCACCAAACGCAATAATGTTTGCGTCCGATGGATTAGCCGACAGCCCGCGTTTAAGGTCTTCGCCAAACTTGCGCTGCGCGGCTTTAAGATCAAACCCTGATTTAGCCGCCGCTGCTCGGCTGGCTGCAGTTGCCGCAGCGCTTGCGTCTGCTGCGCTGCGCTCTTTGCGGTACGAAATCCCTAATGTTGGGCTAACTTTAAACAGTTGGCTTTCGTAATCCGCAGCCGTAGGGTCTAAGCCACGAAGCGCGTTACGTTCGGTCAACGCCGCTTGCGCCTCTTGCATCTTCAGCGCGTTCAGTTCTTGTGCTTGCCGCCCGCCTTGAATTTGCTGTATGGCAGCATAGTCAGCCAACATGTTCTGCGGTTGAATTTCAGGGGCGCGATAGCCCATCGCGATGTTGGGGTTTACAAGTGCCATGATCAATCCTTAAGCGTTTGACCCGTAAGAAAATCTTGCGTATGGGTTTAAGTATCCAGCCGCAGCGCCGCCGCCACCACCACCACCGCCACCGCCACCACCACCAATCAGTTGTTGCAGCAAAGCGTTGCGATCTTGACCTTGGCTATAGTTTATGTATTGACCCAAGCCTTGTGATAGCGCGTTGGCTTGGCCCAAGTAACCAGAAGCACGGGCCTGCCCCGCCGCGCCAATAGCTTCACTTGCGCCTGCGCCATACGCGCCAAGAGCACTTGCGGAGCCTGATGTCATTGCTTGACCAGCTTGGCCTAGCTGGCCTACAGAAGTTTGAGCCATACCGGCTAAAGATTGCAGCGGGTTAAGACGAGCCTGACGCTCAGTCTGGTAGCGATTGAAAGCGTTGGTGTACTCTTGGCTACCCATCTCTTGACCGAAGCGTTGCGCGCCCTTTAGTGCAGCGCCAGAGATCAACCCACCACGGGCGGCGGCTTGCCGATCAAGTGCCTTTTGTCCTTCAGCCAAACGAAAACCGTAGCCTGGGTCAGCGGTAAACTGCTCCATGCCAAACGGTGTGTACCTAGACGCCGCTTCCAGTTCTGGCAACGCACGAACACCGGCCTCGCGAAACGGCGTTTGCAGTTCAACTTGACGATCAAACTGTTCGCGTTGCAGAGCAATCTGTTGATCGGCAACTTGTTTTTGCAGTTCAGCCGCACGGTCAGCCGCACTGGCTTGTGTGCTTGCCGCTTCTTTAGCCGCGCTGCCGCCAAGTAAGGCGCCGCCAATAGCGCCGCCAAGAATTGCGGTTGCTGTTCCTATTGCCATGATGTGACCTCTTTAATAAAAGTTCGTTCCATTGGCCTAAAACCCGCACGAACGTATAGATTTTCCATCTTTTTTGCCCGATTGTCTTCTAAAGCAATCATAAAAAGCGCTGACGCATTGTGATCTTCGGCCCATTGTTCAATTTGTTTGAACATTTTACCGCCTGCGCCGCTTCCCCGCGCCTTTGGCGTTAGCCACCACCATAACTCTTGAACCACAAGCGCGGCCGGGTTGAAGTACAGCGGGTATGCTACTGCGCCCGCTATCCCGACAATTTCACCGTCAATTTCAGCTAGCCAAACACCTACCGAATTATTTTGAAGTGACGCGGTATAGAACTCAGCGTAGCCAACTGGATCAAAATCAATGACGCCGTGCATAGGTGACGCTATGTGAAATGACTCGGCCAGTACAATGTACTGCGGCAAATCGGCTTCGGTAGCGTCACGAACAATCATCACGTCACTTCTCGCCCAGACACGCGCATGTTGATAGCGCTGGCCGCACTGGCAATGGTTGATATGAACGCAGCAGTTGGCAAAATTTGACCCACCAGTTCTGGAAACGTGTACACCTCAGACGCGGCTAACGACTTGGTCTTGGTTATCAGGTTCTGATTGCCTGCGGTGTCCGAGCCTGTGACCAAGTTTACACTGATTGTAGCCGTGCTGGCACTGGTGTTTGTGGCCGTAAATTTGTCAATAATCACGGCTGTGGCGTTGGTGGGCACAATGTACTGGGTGGTCTGGGTGTTTTCCACCAGCTTTGCGGGCACTAAATTTCGGGCGGTAACTGTCATGTGTAATCCTTAAAGAACGACCCATGTTGAGCCTGTAGGCACTGTGACAACAATACTGGCCGCAACGGAAATTGGGCCAGCAGACGTAGCATTGTTGCCCGTTCCAATCGTGTAATTAGCCGTGATTGAAGCATTATTTTCCCACAAACCCAGCGCCGTGATGTTGCTGCCGCCGCCAGCCGCCGCCGCCCATGTGGCCGTAGTGCCGTTGGATGTCAAAACATAGCTGGTAGTGCCAATAGCCAGCCTAGTGGCGCTATTGACGCCGTTACCAATAATCAAGTCGCCCGTAGATGTAATGGGCGACAGAGCATTGAACGCGGCGGCGGCTGCTGTCTGGCCCGTGCCGCCGTTGGCTATGGCTACGGTGCCGGTGACATTGGACGCAGTTCCAGTGGTGTTTTGGTTAAGCGTAGGAATGTCAGCCGCCACCACCGCCCTAAAGGTAGGCACGCCAGCCGATCCATTAGGCGCAGCCAGCACAAAGTTGGCGGTCTTGCTGGCGTAAGGGTTGAGCGTATCGCCGTAAGCAGTGGCAAGGCTAATCGCCGGTGTTGCGCCGCCGCTAGATACCACGGGCGAGGTGCCAGTGACAGAGGTAACTGGCGCAGCGCCGCTAGACGCTGCCGTGACCAAGCCTTTGCCATTGACGGTAATGCTGGCGTTTGTGAACGAGCCAACCGTGGCATTGACAGTCGCCAAAGTGCCCGCAGCCGTGACGTTTGTCGAGCCGTCAAATGATGGGCTGGTGTAAGCCAGGTCGCCCGTTATGGCAATGGTTCGGCCTGTGGTCAAGGTGGCCGCACTGCCAGTGGTGTTCTGGTTCAGCGTAGGAATGTCAGCCGCAACAACTGCGCGGAATGTCGGCACACCGGCAGACCCGTTGGGTGCAGCCAAAAAGTAATTGGCCGCTTTGCTGGCATACGGATTGAGCGTGTCGCCATACCCCGCTGCCAAGCTGATGGCTGGCGTTGTGCCCCCAGAAGACACCACGGGGCTGGTGCCTGTGACCGAAGTGACAAAACCTAACGCAGACGAGGTGACGTTTTTCCAATAGCCTAGCGTGCTGTCATACGCAATCAGGTTGTTGTTCGCCAAAGTGCCAAACTGCACATTAGAGTCAGTGCCTCCAAGCGTAGACCCGCGATTTATGCCGACTTGAAAAGACCCCGACCCACCCGAACCGGCCTTAATGACCAGACCAACTTGTACCTTGATGTTGGGCGCAACTGGTTCAACATTCGTAGGGTTGCCCGTCACTGGGTCATACCAGATTACATCATCGTCGGCCCAAGTTTGCCCAAAGGCAGTGCCGTCGGTTGTGATGTTCCGCACCACGCCAAACACTGTGGCGCGGCCAAAATCGTTATGCGCCAAAGATTCAGTGGCTATACCAATAATTGCGTTGGCGTCTGTAATGCCCGCAACCGTAGGGCCAAACGTAATGACGCTGCTAGCCCCCACCGTGCCGGTGTGGTAAATAATTTGGAGTGGCGAGTCAGTAATAGCGGCAGAGGCTTTACCGTACACAAATATTTCTTCACCAACTTGCTGGGTAATGTTGCCATTGCCCATGCCCAAGTTCCACGCTCCCGTGGTTTGGTTGTACCACATCTTGCCAGCGGCCAGCGTTGTGGCCGAGCCATTGCCCATCTGGATTGCAGTGGGGGTTTGCAATTGGCCCGTCAAGCCCAGCGTAATCGTGCCGCTGGTTGTAATTGGCCCGCCAGTAGTGGTTATCCCCGTTGTGCCGCCAGAGACATCAACAGACGTAACCGTCCCAGTACCGCCCCCGCTGCTGGTTGTCTCACCAGATGGCGGTGGGCCTAGTTGCAAGTCATCCAGCGATGTTTGGTTGCCGCCGTTGCCTGCAAGGTTAAACAGATTGAGAAAAAACCGATACCACTCACGCGAGATCATCCCCGTGCGAGAGTCAATTATTTCGACCCTTGCAGATGGGATGTTAGTGATATTTGGTTGTTCAGGCATTGGTAGGCGTCACGTACAGTTGAGCGCCCATGATCGCTATTTTTACCGGATCAGTGCCAGAAATTTCATACACGCGGTCACGCAACTTTAACGTCATGCCCAATCGGCGAGCAAAGGCACGCTTAAAATACTCGCCAACTTTGCCCATCGACATCCAGCGCTCGTTAGACCATGTGTGCCCACCGTCATCAGACCAGCGCAGCATAATTTGAGGGTCATCGCCTTGGCCGGTGTTAAGGCCCACACCTGTTTCGCAATCAATCTGCAAGGTGTGCTGCGCTGACCGCTTTAGATTGTTTGTGCCGGTAGGCAGCGCCCGCCACGACCGCAGCCACTTTTGGATGTCGCCGTTGTCAGCGTACACGTCCAAGTTAAAGGCATAGATGTTGCCGTTTTCAAAATCGCCAACAATAACTTTGTCGTCATAGACGACTTGGCAATTGGAGCGATGCCGCACAAAATCGCCGTTAGACCAGCCTGCACGTTCGTGCCAGGCTTGCGTAGCCACATCGTAGACCCAAGTGGTCTGAGCGCTTGGGAAAATCAAAACATAGAAGGCGTGGCCGTCTTGCTGGTATGTGTAGCCGATGGCATCCGACAAGTCAGCGTATTGCTGGATTTGCCACTCAACGGCGTGCGTAGAAACACGTACGCCCGTGTAACCGTTAGCCCGATAGACAATACCCCGCCCACGGGCGTCAGAACCTAGCCAAAACAAGCCGTTATCGAGTTTTGCAACCGAGTAGGGGGCAGCGCAGCCAATCTCGTTAAAAGCGCCCTGAATGCGCTGTAGCGGGAAGTCAGGCAGGCCAGCGTCATACCAGACCTCGATTGAGTTGGAGCCAAACAGC